CGACACCGAACAGACGCCCAACATGCTGCTGGCCCGCACGCTGGTGCGGCTGCAGACAGAGGTGCGCACGCTAAGCCACCGGGTGGCAGAGCTAGAGGCTGGGCAGGCCGATGACGGTGCGGCGGTGCGGCAGGGGATGCACTGATGCCAGAGCATTTGAGGCCCGGCACCACCAAACGCGGCGACATCGTGTTTTTGCACCCAGATAGAGTGTCAAACCCAGGCTTTGGTGGAACGCTTATGGTTGTGGAAGATGTGCATGTCTGGGGCTGCCAGGGCTTCGTGCAGGCGCTGGGCGACCGCGACGCGATGGGCGGCATGGCGTACTACCGTGCAATCTGGTCCGAGATGGTAGGCACCGGCGGCAGCATTGCGGCTTACATTCCCGCCGATGACGCAGACGGCGACGGTGCATCGACGCCGCAGGGCCCGCACTGATGTGGAACCCTCTGCCGGGGGAGACTCCTGTCCGTGTTGCCATAGGCCAGCATTTCGGAATTGCCGCAGAATCTGTGGTGCACGAGATGACAGGCGGCGTTCAGTACAGCGTCATAATGCACACAGTGAGGCGATTTCCCGGCATGCTTGGCCCGCAAGAACGCATGCCGAGTGACGACGACGTGCGGGCATATATCAACACTGTCCAGATGTGCCACGAACACCATCAGTCTCGCGACGGCATCCGTGCCGAATCCAGCTCGCGGCGAGGGTCTGGCGGCACAGAGCGCGCACGCGGGCCCGATGCCGGCCAGCGGTTGGACCAGCCCGAGCGAAAGTAGCCGTTTTCTTCCATGTCGCGGGCAACCAGGCGGCTAAGCGAGCGTTCATCTATGCCGCAGACAAAGCGGCGGATGCGCTGCTTTAGCTCCGGGGTGAACTCGTGCAGGTCTGTGTTGGTCGGGTCGTTGCGCTGCTCGACGATGGCCCTGTGTATTGCCTCGCACGCAGCCTGGCGCACGGGTGCCCAGATGGAATTGAGAAAGTAGCCCGGGGGCGGAGGTGATGCTGGCATGTGCCTAGCATACGCCCCCAGGCTTTAGCCGTCAGCCCTGCGGGTGCGGCACCCAGTCGCGCGTGCGCGCGTACAGCTCTCCTTTTTCTGCCATCTCCTGCTGCTCATAAGCATCGCGGCCGGGATGGTCGATGTGCACCTCGCACCCCTGGCGCTTGGGCATGCTGTCCCAGACGCCCTGCACAAAAGCCAGCCGCTCGTCGAACAGCCCGGGCACAAGGTCCGCTTGCGTAAACTGCAGCGTGCGGTCTGGCGTATGGCCTGCTGGCAGCCTGGGGGTGGGCACAAACTGCCCCTGGCGGCGGTCAAAAACCTCCAGCGTCAGCTCTTCGCGCCTGTAAATCAGGTCACGGTCTGTGATGCCGTAGCGCGCGCCCGTAGGCACATGCACCTGCTCATTGCAGATGGGGTCATAGGCAAACTCGCCGCGGGCCGCAGCGTTGCGTACCGCCATGCCGATGGGTGTAGAAGCATCCATTCTCATTACTCCTTGCATAGTGTTTGGCTATTAGGCAGCCAGCTAGCTCCCCTAGCATGCAGCATGCAGCTGAGCTAGTAGGTGGCGCCCATGCCGCAGTGCGCCTTTACACAGCAGACCGGCCCCAGTATGACGCGTACGCATACACAGGGGGCTGCGCCATGTTCTACACCATACGCAATGGATCTTTGTTCGGGACACCGATGCCCCGCCAGCCCATGCGGCCCGGGGCGCAGCTATCACGCCTGGCAGACGAGCCGCCTGTTGTGGCCCGCCTTGCCCGCTCGCGCGACACCACGCCGGAGGGCCATCAACGCGTTGCGTTGTTTATGCCGGCGCCAGGCCACGCGCGCGCCAGCGTAAGCATCGGCAGATACCCGACACCGCCGGCGTCGCCTGCGCCGCCGCCGCTTGGCAGCTGGCATGCAGCACGCAACACATTGCGCGCCCTTGCCGACGATGTGACCCATCTGACGACGCGATTTTTGCAGGGCGTAGCCATCGGCATCGGCTTTGGCTTGGACATGCTGGGCTATGCTGTAGCAGGCGCGGTAGGGGCCATCGGTCTGCTAAGCGTTGTGGTCGGGCTGTCCACGCTGGCCTTGGCGGTGGTCGAGGCTGGCACCGTCGTGTCGGCTGCCTTTTTTATCCTTTGGTTTTTGGCGATGCAAAATCAGATGGTAGCAGCGGCCTACAGCTAAGGCAGGCCTGTTGACGCAGCGTGCCAGGCTGGCTTAGCGTTTGGGCATGTTGAAAACATCCAGCTTGGCCGATCTTAAACCCAACCCGCAAAACCCACGAAAAATCACCACGGAAAAAGCGCAAGCGCTGGTGAAGGCGTTGCGCAAATTTGGGGATTTGTCGGGCATAGTCTTAAACACACGTACCGGTCTGCTCGTTACCGGCCACCAGCGGTCTGCCGCACTGAAAGACCGGCTTAACGCCTGTCTTGTTGTGACCTCCCGGCACGCCAAGCCGACCAAAACAGGTACCGTCGCCGAAGGGTACGTTGAAAACGATGGGGAGAAGTTTTCCTACCGCGAGGTTGTTTGGGACGACAGAACGGCCAAGGCTGCAGCTCTTGCGGCGAACCAAAACGCCGGCACCTGGGATCTGCCGCAGGTAGCCCTTTGGATGCAGGATTTACAGACAGCGGCATTTGACCTGGACGTGACCATGTTCGGGCCGGGTGAGATTGAAATGCTGCGCTATGAACTGCCGCAGCAGACGGTCGGCCCAACGCTTTCAGACAGGCCCTTGTCACAAGAGAGCTCGCATGCAGAGGGCGAAGAGCGTTTGCCGGGCGCATCAATGTCGCCTGCCGACAGCGGCTCTGGCAGTGCTGTTGAATTTGGCGCAGACGATTTTGCCGACTTGAAGCATACCTGTCCGCGCTGTGGGTTTGGTTTTACGCCCAAAGACAGCCCGTGATAGCGCCCCTTAAGCACGGCCCTTGGCATCTGGCCGACCTGCAGCATGTGCCGAAAAACGGCATGAAGGTGTTCTCCTGCTTCCACTGCGCAGGCGGCAGCACCATGGGCTATAAACTTGCCGGCTATGACGTTCTTGGCGGTGTAGAGATTGACCCCAAAATAATGGCAATTTACAGGGCCAATCATAAGCCAAAGCACAGTTACCTGATGGGGGTTCAAGATTTCAACAACCTTCCAGATGACAGTCTGCCCGAATCACTGTTTAATTTAGATATATTAGATGGCTCGCCGCCTTGTTCGACATTTTCTATGGCAGGTTTACGCGAACAAGCATGGGGCAAGTTGAAAATGTTCCGGGAAGGGCAAGCCGTTCAGGTGCTGGATGATTTATTCGGGCATTTTTTATTTACGGTCAATAAGCTTCGGCCAAAAATTGTGGTGGCGGAAAATGTTAAAGGCATGATTTTGGGGAAGGCCAGGGGTTACACCCGAGAAATCATCCAGAGCTTCGCAAGTTTAGGCTATACGGTGCAGGTTTTCCTGCTGAACGCGAGCAGCATGGGCGTACCACAGCGGCGCGAACGCGTATTCTTTATTGCCAACAGATTAGGCAGGCGCATTGATTTGCGCTTTGGGGAGAGGAACATACCACTGCATTCGGCCATACGCGGAATCACCATAGACGCGCCATTTAGAAAACTATCAGCACTGCGCCAGAAAAACTGGCAGAAAACATCTGTGGGCAAACATTTTGGAAGCAGCAGGGCGGAAACCATTCCCACGTTTTCACGTTGCGACCCCAAAACACCCACCTACACATTGGCTGCGATGGAGACGTTAACGCATTGGTCGCAACCTAGGTTTCTTCAGGGGCTTGAGGTCAACAGAGTGCAGACTTTCCCAGACGATTTCAATTTCTGTGGGCAAAACGCCACCTATGTATGCGGCATGAGCGTCCCTCCGTATATGATGCAGCGCGTTGCTCTGCAGGTCCAGGCTCAGCTACTGGAGCCAAAAACCGCAGAAAAGAAAGAGTAGCCAGATGGCAGCCAAACGCGGTGGCCTGGGCAGGCCGTTCAAAAAAGGGCAGACAGGTAACCCCAATGGTTCTAGCGCCCGCATGCGCAGCCGCCAGCTGCAAAACGTTGCGCGTATGACAGCCGACGAGGTGGCCCAGATAGGCACACTCATCCTGGATAACGACCGTGACGCCCTTAGGCGTTTGGGCGAAAATCCAAATGCGTCAGTGCTGCAGGTCTGGATGGCGGGTTTGGTTATCCAGAGCATGAAAAAGGGTGATGCAACCATCTTCAGGGCTGTGCTAGACCGAGTGGTGGGCAAGGCCCTAGAACGCCAAGAAGTCACAGGCAAAGACGGTGCGCCTTTGGCTATGGACGTTGCCACGCGCGAGCTTACCGAAGATGAAATGCGGCAACGTGCCGACGAGCTGGCCCGGCAAAGGGCAAAGGCAGGCGATGACTGACACACCAGGCAATGGCACAGAGCACAAGGTGTTTTTGACCCTAAAAGAGCTCGACATCGCAGCAGAGATGGCGTGTGGCTATGCCGCAGATTGCATCGACACACCCATCGAAGACATAACAGAGCAGCTTTACCGCAAGCTGGCTGTGGCTTACCAGGCGGCCATACAAGCGGAGAAGGGGCCCAAAGATGCAGGAGATTAAGACCTACACGCTGCTGGTTAGCGCAGCACAGGTACGTACGCTGCAGGCTGTGGTGTCTAGATTGATCGAATCGATACAGATCATGGGCGGCAGTCCGTGCGAGGGCACATCTGGCTTGTGCGACAGGCTGCATACGCTGCTGTTGGACGTGCATGCCGACGATGATGCGCAGTGCAGACCATGACCATCTATCTAAACCTTCTGACTGCGACCCTATGGGCCGCAACCGTCATCTGGCTTGCCCACAAGCAAAGCACAGACGCCTACGTGCTGTTTGCTAAGCTTACCAGCCGCATGGATGACCACGAGAAGGTCATGATGACGCTGCGGCGCGAGGTGCTAAACACCACGCGCGACCACAGCCGCATTATGGCGAAATTGGGAGAGGTCGAAAAACCCGTGAAACGCTGGCTCAAGGACGAAAAAATCAACCCGGAGCTCTACGATGACTGACAAACAGCAAGCAGCGCTAGAAGGCCCCGGCCCCATTAGCATCGTGCGCTACGGCAACCGCAAACTGTACGTGCCCAACCTAGGCTACGTGGAGCTGCCATTTTTGCAGGAGTGTGTGCGACGCAGCCGGCCCTTGGCTGTGCGCAACCACATGACGGGCGCAGACGAGACGGGGCTTATCTTAAGCCGCATGCTGGTTGAGGCAGCCAAAGACAACAAGGCGCCCGTAGCGCAGCTGCAGCGTGTCCTGGAGGGCATCTATGGTGAGCCGGCAAGCGCTGGCTGAGGCTTTAGAGCTTGAGCAAAAACTAAGCGACAGCCGCGCGCGCAAGGGCCTTTTGGCGTTTGCCCTGGCGACCATGCCAGAGTTTGAAGTGAACTGGCACCACAGGGCCATAGCACAGGCCATGAACGCCATGAGGCTGGGCCAGACGCCGCGGCAGCTGTTAGCCAAATATGGCATCACGGGCAAGGCGCTAGAACAGCAGCTGGCAGCACCGCACGAGGTCACGGGGCTTTATGCCGGCATGACAGACCCCGCCATGGTGGATACGCCCATCATCGGCATACAGGCCGCCGTGCAGCCACGGGCTGGCAAAACAGAGATACTTAGCCGCCGGGGCCCCGCCTGGTGGCTTGGGTGCGATCCGCAGGCGCAGATTATAGCGTGCAGCTATGCGGCAGAGATTGCATCGCAGGTAAATCTTGCGGTGCAGCGCATTATTGATAGCCCGGAGTACGCCCAGCTTTTCCCCGACACCCGCCTGGCCGGCATGCAGGGTGCGCGCAAGGCCGGCAACTGGCAGCGCACAGGCCAGCTTTTCGAGGTGGTCGGGCATAGGGGCTATTATAAAAACGCAGGCGCAGGTGGCCCGATTACAGGCAAAGGCGCCACCTTGGCCATTGTGGACGATTTGACCAAAAACAGGGCAGAGGCCGAGTCGGCTGTAATCAGAGAGCGCAACTGGGACTGGTATCGGTCTACGCTTTACACCCGGCTGGAAAAGCACGCCCACAAAGCCCTTATCGGCACCCGCTGGCACGACGCCGATGTGCAGGGCAAAACTTTAGACCAGGCCAAAAACGAACCAGACGCAGACCAGTGGTTCTGCCTTACGTTTCCTTCGATTTTAGACTGCGCCCCGGGCCCAGGCGACCCACGCAAGACGGGCGAGGCGCTTTGGCCCAACAAATACAACGTTAAGCGCCTTGCGGCCATACGGGCATCTGTGGGGGCTTACGAGTGGGAGGCGCTGTACCAGCAGCGCCCAAGCCCGCGCGGCGGCGGTGTCATCAAAGACAGCTGGTGGCGCTACTACGAAAGGCTGCCAGATGGGGTGCTGACCTATACGTTGTCTGTGGATTTAAGCTTTGCAGACCGAGGCGATTACAACGTTATGCAGGCTTGGGCGCGCAAGGGCGCAGACCACTACCTGCTCGACATGGTGCACGACCGCATGACCTACACAGAGCAGGTGCGTGCTTTCAAAAACATCTGCGCCAAATGGCCCATGCTGCGCGCCAAGCTTGTGGAGGACGCAGCAAACGGCAGCGCCCTTATCGACAGCCTAAGGCGCATCATCCCAGGTATCATCCCCGTGCGCCCGCAGGGCAGCAAGCAGCTGCGGGTGGATGCTGTGGCGCCCATTATAGAGGCTGGCAACGTCTATTTGCCGCAGCCATCGCAAAAGCCATGGGTCGAAAAGCTCATCCAGGAGTTTCGTGCGTTCCCATCGGGTGCCCACGACGACATATGCGACGCCACAAGCCAGTATCTTAACTACATGGCCCAAAAGCCCAACTACCTCTCAGGTGCAGCACCGCGTGGCGACACCCGGGCATCGCCTTGGCTGGGTGCGGGTAGGCGGATGTAAGAGGCGTGCCGGGCTTCCAAAAAAAATAACCAGGCGCGCCAGACGGCCGTATGTTTAGCAAGCAATATGATTCAACAGTTTACCCAAGGCTTACGTCATGTTGTTTACAGCTGTTTTATTGTCTGCCTCTGTGTCTTTTGCCAACGTTGTAACCATTGACCCTACGCAGGGCGCCAGTGTTGCGCTGGGCCAGCCAGGCGAGCTCAACGCGCAGGCAGTCGCATGGCCAGGACCAAATCCGCTGCTGCAGCCATCTGTGCCACAGATGCCCACACATATCTACAACTCTGATGGGTCGTCTGCCACGATAATCCAAAATCCCCTTGGCGGGGCGACCATGTACGGGTCCAACGGCCAGACCAGCACCTACATGCCTAATCCACTAGGCGGCGGGTCTGTCTACAACTCCGACGGGTCTACTTCGACCGTCTATTAATCATAAGACGCGCAGGCAGACCCCCTGCGCGTTTTTTTTCTTAGGAATTGCCATGCTCTACTCTTTGGTCTTAGTGGCGGCTTTGGCCGCGCCTGCTGCAGGCGATTACACCCGCGCGCCCCAGCTAAACGGTGTTTGGGCTGGCACAACTGCGCTTGTGCCACAACGGTCAACATGTTGGTCGGATGTGTGTGCGCAAAACGACGGTGTGCAACTTCAACGGATGTTTGTCAAAGGCAAGTTTTACAACAATGGCCAGCTCGAACTTGTGCGCAGGCAAAACGGAGAGAATTTTTTTAGCGTGCAACAGCGCATGCAAAAGCGCCAAGATGGCATGGATTCGATCATGGACTACAATATTTCGTTTTTGCTGCAGGACAAAGACCATGTAGCGGCGTTGATGGAGCAGCGCGTCCGGGTGTTTGGCGCTGTGGACGGGGATATAGACTGCGTCTGTGTTTTTACATCAGATATGTCGCGGGTTTTGACTGGCAAGCAGGCGCTTGTGGGTTACAGGAATCTGCGGCGCAGCAGGGGCCTGCCCGAATAGCGTACCGACGCGGGCGCTACGGCCAAGGCTTTCCTGATTAGCACGGCGTGCGCGGGCGGTGTTAAATAGCGTTATGGTCATGACCAACGCGCAGCCGCCCGCAGACGTTACGCCCGCACGCCCAGGCAATCCACTAAACCTATCTGCGCCGCGCGCTATGCTCGATATGCGCAACTTGGGCGCAACGGGCTTGGCGGAATTTGGCGGGTTTGTCACAGATGCCGCGCCGCTCAAAGAGCTAGAGGGCCACCGCGGCCTAAAGCTGTACCGCGAGATGTCGCAGACCGATGCTGCGTGTGCGTCAATCATCTACGCCATTGAGAAATTAATTCGGCAGGTGCCTTGGCGCGTGGCGCCTGCGTCCACGGCGGACTACGACATCGAGGCTGCCGATTTTCTGCAGACCTGCATGGACGACATGGAGAGCACCTGGCACGATTTCGTGGCAGAGAACATGAAAGGCATGCTCGTCTACGGGCACGCCTACGTGGAGTGCGTCTACAAGCGGCGTGCAGGCGAAAGCCCGCAGGGCCATCTCAACAGCCGCTTTGCCGATGGCCGTATCGGCTGGCGCGACTTGGCCGGCCGCAGCCAGCGCACCATCTACCGCTGGGTGTACGACGACAACGGCAGGCTTTTGGGCGCAGAGCAGCAGGCCCCGCCCAAATACCGGCTTGTGTATCTGCCGTTGAGCAAATGCATATTGTTTCGCACAGCGGTTGAAGAAGGCAGCCCGCTTGGGGTGTCTATCTTTCGCAGCGCGTACAAGTCCTGGTACGTCAAACGTGGCCTGGAATCTTTGGAGGCCGTGGGCGCCGAGCGCGATTTGTGCGGCATCCCCGTGGTGTGGCTGCCGCAGGAGATACTGCAGGCCGCAGAGGATGGCGACGCCCAGGCCAAAGCGCTTGTCGAGAGCTATTACAAGCTGGCCACCAACATCCGCCAGGACGCCCAGCAGGGCATCGTCATGCCGCTTGCCTTCGATGACAAGGGCAACAAGATGTTTGATCTGCAGCTTTTGGGCTCGGCCGGCAGCAAGCAATACAACGCCAACGACATCATCAAACGCCACACAGACGACATCTACCGCACCGTGCTGGCAGACTTTATCGCGCTTGGCGGCAGCTCCGGGGGAACCGGAAGCTGGGCCATGCACGACGACAAGACGAAACTGTTTTTACAGGCGCTCAAAAGCTTTATCGATACGTTTGTCGAATCGCTCAATAAGCAGGCCGTGCGGCCATTGATGAAACTCAACGGCCTGCCGATGTCCGAGTGCCCGCGCATCGAGGCAGGCGAACTTAACAAGATAGACCCAGGCGAGCTGGCGGACACCCTGGTAAAGCTCAGCCAGGCCGGCATGCCGCTGTTTCCAGACCCAGAGCTAGACAAGTTCATCCGCGAGCAGTGCGGCCTGCCCGAAGCTGTGGCCCAGGCAGAAGAGGATCCAGACGTGCTACCTCAGCCCAACCTAGATGATGGGCCATCCAAAGAAATAGTGGACCCGCATACCCCACCGCCGTTGCCGGAGGCCCAGCACCAGGCGACAATGTCCGGCGCCCCACCCCATGCTGTGCCCGGAGCATCCTATGCCGCACCCGCCGTCTTCCAACATCGGTGACCACCTCAATCTGCTGTACCGCGCCGATGCGCAATCGGGCGATTCCTCTGGCGAGAGCTCGCGCGCATCGACGCCAGACGAGCAGTTTTGGCGCGGCCTTTTGCGCCAGGATATAGACAGGACATCCGTCAGCTTTGTCGGCGACGACTACAGCCCCGGCTACTATTCGCCATTGGACAGCTATGCATCCGTGCGCTCGGACACAGCCACAGGCTACTTTGACCAGGCGCCAGCGCCTGCGCCAACCGCCATGGCCACGCAACTGAATCTGCGTTCAGCCGCGCCAAGCCCAGGACCCAGGCCCGGCACGCCGACCATCCGCATCGTGCCGCCCCCCGAAGCGCCCATGCCGCCGCCACAGGGCGTGCTGTTGCCAACGTACCGTGTGCCCCGGCCCACAAGCCGCCAGCGCGCCCTGGACCGCCACAACGTCCTGCACTACCCGCTGGCCGATACGCCTGCGGGCCGTAGCCTGCAGGATTTGCGGCATAGGACGTGGTTTCGTTTAACCAATGGCATGTGCGTCACGCGCCTTGGCAACGACGAGCCAGGCTGGCGCGTGCAGGACATCGGCAACAAGATCAACTGGCTTGGGTGCGGAGCATGGTCGCACCGCTCTGTGGTGAGCCGCTGCGTGGCGGTGCTGCACATCGAGGCGCTGAACCTGCGGCTTGTTGAAAGCGGTGTGCGGCCTATCGTGCCGATAGAACACCCGCCAGGTTGGATACAGTCAATGCGCGTGCGCCCCGTATTCTTGCGCGACAACTTTTATTCCTCAGCGCTGCGGCTCAATCCAGAGATGGTTATCGCCATGAACACACAGCAAGAAGACGATGACGACGATGCCTGACACCGTGCGCCAGCGCAGCACATCGCCCGTTGTGGCAGGGCCAAGCCGCCCGCCTGCGCCCGCACGCGCACCTGCCACCCGTGGGCGCGCGCCCGCGGGCCCGGATGATGCTTACATCGTGGCGATGTTTGGCGAGCAGGCGCGTATGTTTTTGACAGAGGCAGACAACGCCATACATACGCCGCGGCTGCCGTCGCCCTACCGCAGGCTTTTGGCCCCATCGCCACAGGGCCAGGCGCGCCGAGGCATCGCCTACCACGAGGCTGATATCGACGAGCCAGACGACGGCCCCGACACCCTGCAGCGCTTGGGCATATGGGCCAGGCTTGTGTGGCGCAGGCTGTGTGGGCAGACACGCGGCCGGGTGCACCTGGGCCCATAGCCCCAGCGCGGTCATGTAGCCAGCAGCTTAGCCAGCGCACTTACCATGGCGCCGTATGTCAGCTCCCTGGCGCGCAACATGGTGTAATCGTCGTGCGACGGGTCCAGTGCCGCCACCGTTCCACGCACGGCGTCGTAAGTCTGCAAAAGTGACTGCATTTGGTCTAAAGCTTCGGCATGAACGGCATCGGAGAGTGTGTGTTTTTTCATGGAATTGTCCTACTCGGTCGGGTGCTAAAAAAATTGATTAAGCTACGCGGTCAACCAGGCGGCGGGCCTGGGTGGGCACGATGCGCCAGTTGGCATCGAGGCCCAGGCCCTGCTGGCGCAAGGCTGTGTACAGGGCAGCAAAGGCGCTCTCGCCGGGCCTGGTCCAAACTGTAATCTCAAAACCCGTTGTCTCTTGGATAAACGTGTTCTTGTAGATGACGTTGACCATGGCCTTTTTCTCCTGCGGGGCGCCTGCCCCACGTCTTAAGTGTGCCATGTGCCAGGCACGCCGCCATGAATTCTGGCGTCACAATGGCCCAGGCCATGGCGGTTGGTGCGGGTGCGCTAGACACCCACAGCTGGCTGTCCGATTATGTAGGGCATGCCCGCACCCCAACCGCGTGATGCCAAGGGCCGCTTTTTGCCCTACCCCAAGTGGCCTGTTGGCTGGTCGCGCTATGACGTTGCGGTGATGGTCGTTACCGCTGCGGTCTATGGCGCGCTTATGAGCCTGCCTTTGTGGGTGGCCGTTTACGGCGGGCGCTGATGGCCATACGAGGGCGCTTTGCACGCATCGACAAGGCGCGCGACAAAAGACGCGTCAGCCGCATACCTGTTAGCGTCAACAGCCAAACAATCGATGGGCTAAACCGCGCGGTCGAGCGGGCCGTGCGCGCCAACCTATCCGGCGGCATCACCACGTTTCGCCAGGATGTGGCCAAGATGCAGCTGGATGCGGCGTTCAACGCCAAAGACTACGCCGCGCTGCGCAAGACCACAGCCTGGGCCAAAGCAGAAGGCGCGTTGGGCAAAGCTGCGGCCAGGCTGTCGGGTGTGGTGCCGCAGACGCAGTCTGAGGTGATGCGCGGCGTTGTGGGTGGGGTAGGCGGTGCGGCAGCCACAGACCCAACGTTTACCCAGCCCATAAACTTTGACGAGGCGTTTGGTCGCAAGCCTGCGCGCGTGCGGGTGCCTGCGCCTGCGGCAGATCCTTTGGAGCGGCGTATAGACGCCACCAATCCGCGGCTTGCCCCACACACGCTTGAGCGCCGGCAAAAGTACCTGACAGACCTGTTTATGCCGCAGCGCGAGGACATGCAGCGCATCGCGGTGCAGGCAGGCAAGACCATGCGCCAGCGGGCAGACGACATCAAAGGCGTGCTCAGGCCCGAGGTAGACGACATCGTGGGCCAGCGGTTGGCGATGCACATAGGCCTAAACCGTGAGCAGTCGCGCAGCCTTTTTATGGCGGAGGAAAACGACCGCAAAGCCGGGGTGCCCGAGGACCAGATAGACCGCAACCTGAAGGCCAAATCGGACAAGATGCTAGACACACGCGCGATGACCGTGGCTGTAACCGAGGCGCGTGCGGCCAGTGGCAGGGCGCAGATAGAGGCGTGGCTGGCCATGCAGGAGCAGGGCCTGATTGGGCCCAACGCCATGGCTGTGTGGCATGTGGCCTGGGAGGAGGCGTGCCCCAACATCTGCAAACCTGTCGATGGGGTGCGCGTGGCCTTGGGCGAGGCGTGGACCATGGGCAACGGCAGCAAGTGTGACGCGCCCGGCACCGCACACCCGCGCTGCCGGTGTTTGGCAAGCCTGTATGACCCAGACGTGGATGACGACGATACGGGCCGCAACGCCGATGCGTTTGTGCCCGAGGGCTATTTCGACGACGGGTGATTGCGCCCGCGGTGCGCCCCATGGCACAGCGCGCAGGCATGCCGTCTAAAACGGCGTTTCATCCTGGCCTGTGTCCCAGCCCAAATCGTCTGTGCCGCCCGCAGCCGGCGCACCCTCGGGTTGGTCCGGCAGGCCGTTGATGTTGCCGCCCTTGCCGCCTAGAAACTGCACCGTCTTGGCGACAATCTCCGTCGTGTAGCGCGGCTGGCCGTCTGCCGTCTCCCATTTGCGCGTCTGGATTTTACCCTCGACGTACACCTGGCTGCCTTTGCGCAGATGCGCCATGCACAGGTTGGCCTGCTTGTCCCAGACCGTGACGCGGTGCCATTCGGTCTTGTCTACCTGCTGGCCGGTCTTGTCTTTATACGATTCGCCTGTGGCAACGTTGAGCGTTGCGACCACCTGGCCACGCCGCGTTTCGTTGGCCTCGGGGTCACGGCCCAGACGGCCAACCAGAATCGCTTTGTTGATGCCAGACGCCATGCATAAGCCCTTTTGTGTGGTGCTGAGGCCGCCCTACACGATGTACCAGGGATGGCAAACCTACGGCCCCAGCGCAAAGCACCCTCGTGCAGAGTATGCAGCTGAGTCAACTGCTTTGTTGCGCATGGCGTGTGCGGCTAACATTGCGGCATGTCAGCCACCTACCCGCACCCGAAGCACTGCCCCGATTGCGACACCAGACTTGTGCAGCGGCCCAACGAGCGAGACGACGCGTTTGACCTGCGGGTGTTTTGCTCGCGCAGCTGCCACAGGCGCGCCATGCGCAACGGCAAGCAGAAGCTGCGGCAGATACGGCTTACGGGTAACCCCGGCTACTGGTGATGGCGTGCGTTGATTGGCGCTTGGGGTTGGGCCATCCTTATTGCATGTCCCAAGCCATCCTAATCGCCCTGTCGTCGTTAATCGCAGCTGGCGCCGTATGTGCGCTGTTAACCCTGACGGGGTGCGGACAGATTGCCCTAAGCGACAAAGAGCAGCTGATAGACGCCGCGCAGACTGTCACCGATGCGGCATTTGCGGCAGGTGCCCCGGTGCTCAACGAGGCGGTGCGGGCATTGCCTGAGGATGTGCAGCTGCTGGTGCAGGCAGGCTACGGCGCCTTGCGCAAGGCCGTCGAGGCGGCAGAAGCAGCAGGCATACAGCACACAGGCGCGCAGGCGGCAGTGCAGGCTGTCGCGCAGACAGCAGATCAGCTGCATGATGCGGTGCACGCGCCCGATACCGCGGCGCCCACTGCGCCCTAGGACATAACGCCATGCAGGCTGCGCAAAAGTCAGTGATGAGCCAGCTGGGGGCTTTGACACCCCAGCAGCGCCAGGATTACCAGCACCTGGTCAATCAGGGCATAGACCCCAAGGTGGCTCGGGCCATCGTGCAGGGCTATGCGGACGTGCGCAAAGCAGGCCAGTTTAACGATGCAGAGCATCCAAGGGCCGACAACGGGCAGTTCTCCGAATCAGACGGCGATTTCGACCCCGCGGGGTCTGGGCTTATGCCGGAGTACGACCCTGCAGGCTTAAAAGACAAAAGATTTAAGCTTAACGACAAACAGGCGTCGGCTTTAGCTGCGTACACCAATCTTTCCACAGCAGTTTCCGTAAACTATAAAAAAATGTCTGCTGCCGTTGCGGGCCAGTTGCCCGGCCCGCAAACCGACGACGACAGGCGCAATATCGAAGCAGCAGCCCAGCTCAACTCTGCCATTCGCAAACAATCCAGCGACAGTGCCGTTACTCTTTATCGCGGGACATCGCTGCCCAAAAACATCAAAGTCGGGCAGACCCTCAAAACGGCAAGATTCACCAGTGCGTCGTCGGATAGAGAGGTCGCCGAGGATTTTGCGCGACAAAGCGACGATAAGGGCATCAAGACTGTTCTGCGGATTCATGCGCCAAAAGGCAGCCAGGTGCTCAAGGTGAATCACCATATAGAGGCCGAAATGCAAGAGGAGGACGAGCATATATTTTCGTCGAGGCAGCCATTTGTGGTGACGCATATCCACCCAATATCCCCTGGATCTCTAATCAGGGTTGTGGACGTGACTGCGCCGCCTCGCGGCAAGACAGCCAAAGCAGCGCCCAGCGTTGCGCGCCGTCTTGTGCAAAAAGGGCAAAGCCGCCTTGCGGACGATTTAGGCATGGAAGTCTCAGACCAGGCAACGTTGCCTAGCGACATCGAGCGCGCCGAACGGCCCGGCTACCACGAGGCCTACGCCCAGGCCGCCAAAGACCACCTGCCCGACTGGCAGCACCAGCAGATACACCGCGTGGCGCGCGCATCTGCCGGCGGCCACGCCACAGCTGTAGCCCGCCAGGCGCCAGACCCCAAGACCGCAGCGCTTGCGGAGATTGACCTGCTTAATCGCCGCATATCTTGCCTGCAAAGCGAGGTGGCAAAGCAGAGCCTGTTGGCGTCCGAGGCCCATGTGCCGGCGCCAGACAAGCGGCTGGTCATAAAATCAGAGCTTGAGCGGGCGTATATCGATGCTGCGCTTGGGCTTGTGGCCAAGGCAGATTTCGACGAGAGCCAGCACCCGCGTGCGGCCAATGGTGAGTTTGGCGCAGGCGGCGGCGCAAGCCCGCATGGTGGGCATGGTGCTAACGACGATGTACCGTTTGCAGATCCCAAGGACGTTAAAGAAATTAAGCCCCGCAAGCCCAGGCAGAAGCCTGTGCCGTTTGCCGACCCAGCAGACGTTAAAGAGGTTAAGGTGCCCCGCGCACCTAAATCCAAACCCACGCAGCCCCAGGTCCCCAAGACGCAGCTACTGGGAACCACGTCATCCGGCAAGAAGGTCTATGCTGGCGTCAAAGCCAACAGCGAGCACACGTCAGATTTTTCGCCACAAGACCACGCTGATGCAGCAGTCTTGCACCATGGCGCGCTCAAACAGCCCCTGCATGTGGCAGCCCAGGGCGGTCCGCAGCCTGTTAGTGAGAAGCAGACATCGGACGCATGGCGCAGCCACGCCAATGCATACCAGCGCGCGCAGACGACAGCGCGCAATGCCGAAAGTGACGCCAGCGCAACACAGAGCAGGCTTGGCACAACGGCATCGGGCAAGTCGATCTACAGAGACGACGCAGCCAGCCACCGCCGGTACAAGGGCTACAGCAAGGCAGACCATGCAGAGGCTGCCGATGCGCACATCAAAGAGGCAGAGGCCGCAAGCGCCAAAGGCGACAGCTATTGGGTGTCGCGCCACATCTCGATGGCCAAAGGGCACCTAAGCCAGGCACGCAAGCCGGTCGCCAAGTCTGACGCATCCGCGCTTGCCTACGCCCAAGCAGCCTATGACATGCAGGCACCAGCCGAAGCTTACGCCCCAGACGCGGACAAGGTGCCGGCCCAAGCAATAGGCCTTATGCAGGCCAACCGCCTGGTAGCCGGCATGGACGCCGAGATGGCATCGGGCGCAGCATCCCCAGACGACGCCCGCCGCCGCGCATCGCGTGCGCTTGTGGAGCGGCCAGGGCTGTATGACGGCATCGGCACCACGCCGCGCACAGACAAGCTCGACGGCCTGCAGCTAGACCTTGGCGCCGGCACCGCGCGCGCCCCAGGCCATATTGGTTTGGACTTGGGCACCTTCGGCGACTACGGCAACGCCATCCACGATTTGAACTTGGGCCTATCGGAGTTCCCCGATGGCAGCGTCAAAGCTGTGCGCCTGGTCAACAGCCTGCACGACATCCTAGGCGACGACGGCGACCCTGTGGCGCTGCTGCTCGAGATACAGCGCGTGATGTGCGATGGCGGGCAGCTCACCTACGTGGGCCCCGAGCCGCTTTACGAGGACGAGGCCAGCTGGCCGTGTCCTGCGCTTTTGCTGGTGGGCGAGCAGGGCACCCCGGCAAGCGTGGGCGAAGATGGCGTCGGCGCTGTGCGGCAGGTGTTCGAGCGCGTGCCCCCGCGCGTGCCTGCGTACCACGGCGCCGATGCGGACTATCAGGCAGCCGGGCCTATGCCCATCGATGTGGCCATGGCAATGGCGGCCTACAATGACGCGCCTGCGCGCATGGCCATGGCCAACCTTGTGCATAAAACCGCCAACCGTGTGGTGCGCATCGCCAAAGCAGAGGCGCAAAAGCAGGTGCTTATCGGCGTTGTGCTGGCGCCCAATGAGCCAGATTTGCAAGGCGATGTGATGCACCCCGATGACATCGAGGCAGCAGCGCACGGTTACCTGGGCACAAGCCGCGTCATTGGGTCTGAGCACGGCGCACCTATCGAAGCCCATCCTGTCGAGAGCTACATCGCGCCGCAGGATCTAACCTTCGATGGCCCTGCCGGCCGCACCCATGTCGCCAAGGGCAGCTGGGTGCTCGGCGTCAAAGTTGTATCGCCAGACGAATGGAGCAAGGTGATGCAGGATGGGTACACAGGCTTTAGCGTGGGCGGCTTTGGCTTGCGTGAGGACTTGTAGCATCATTGCGGCATGAAACGCCTCCGCGCCTTGGACGTGCACGAGATCAGTTTGGTTAAGTCTGCCGCCAACGCGCGCAAATACCTTATCCGCAAACGCGCCGAGGAAGGCTCTATGCCAGACGTCCAATCCATACATGAGCAGCTTTTAGCTGTGCCTCAAACGACCGTTTTGGCCATAGAGGCGGTTGCCAAATCTGCAGGCGACGACGACGGCATGAACGAGGAGGCACAGGCTGCGATGAAAGCCGCTGGCCGCATCTTGGCGCCGCACGCAGACAACCTAACAAGCGAGCAGGTGACCAAACTTATGCAGGCCATCGGCATGCTGGCGCAGGACAAAGCCGACACAGACGCAAATGCTGCAGACGCGCAGCAAAACGCCAACGATGCCGACATCAAGGCGGCAGAGGGCGCCAACAAGGCAGCGCCTAAGGCCGGCAACGAAGACCAGCGCGATGCCGAGGAAATAGACGAGCAGGAGCAGGAGGCGCAAAAAGCCGACAAGCCCAAATGGCTGCACGACAAGATTAAAGGCAAAGCAGACAAAGACGACAGTGGCGATGCCGACGATGAGCAAGACGAGGACGATGTCGGCAAGACCGGCGGTGCATCGGGACCTGGCATGGATTTGCCCAAGGCCAAAGACACAGACAGCAAAAAGAAGTTTCCGATGGCCAAAGCCGCAGACGATGCTGTTTTAGCCAACCCACAGATGCGCTACGCTTCAGACGCGGCCCGAAACGCGGCCCCCAACCCTTTGGAGAGCACAGTGGCAAAGTCTGCCCATCTCGACCTTAGCGGCTTTACGGAGGCCCAGCGGGCAGCCTTGGAGCCCATCACCAAATCGCACGCAGCACTTGCCGACTCGCACAGAGCGCTGGAGGCGGCGCACAAAGAGGCCGTCGCCAAAAGCCAGGCGCTGCAGCACAAGTTGGACCGCAAAGAGTTTGTGGCCAAAGCTGCCGCCTATCCGCACCTGGGCAAAGCCGACGAGCTGGGCGCTTTGATGCACAACCTGCACGACAAAGACCCAGATAGCTTTGCGGCCTGGGAGGGCGTGCTCAAAACGGCCAACGCCGCACAGGACAGCTCGGCGCTCTTTGAGGAGCGTGGCAGCCGCCTGTCGGAATCGGGCTCTGCTGCCGCTGACATGGACAAGGCCGTTGCGGCCTTTGTGCAAAAAAGCGCCACGGGCCTAAGCCGGGACCAGGCGATGGATGCCTTTTTGAAAACCGACGAGGGCAAACAGCTCTACCGTCTTGAGCGCGCAGAAGCACATGCCGCGCAGCGCAGGGGTTAACCATGGGTTACGAGCAGCCGCTTTTTAAAGTCAGCATCTTCGCATCCGACGACGACCGTACATCGGTTGCCGGCAATCAGTTTTACGGCGTAGCCTTGGGCACCGCCAAAAACATTGTCGGGCATGGCCAGGGCAATGCCGCGGTCGTCTACCCCACAGCCGGCGGCAGCATCGTTGGCATCCTGCAGAACAATCCCCTGCAGGGCGAGGCGTGCGAGATGATGTGGAAAGGCATCAGCAAGGCCAAGGCTACGGGCGCTTTTTCGGTCGGCGACGATTTGGCCGTGGATGCGCAGGGCGGCTTTGTCAAAGCGTCGGGCGGGGCTGCAGTTGTGGCCACAGCGCTTGAGCAGGCAGCTGTCGGCGACATCACCACAGTCTACCTGCGGTAGGCCTGCGCTATGAGCCTCCCGCTCCGGAGTGAGGTGCATGTGGGTAACCCCCGCCGCAACCTTAGCCGGCCGGCGGGGGGCTTGCCTGCCCCAAGCGACACCGCATCGCCTGCGCCCCAGGGCCCGCTTGTGGCAGCATCGCAGCTGCAGACGGTCTATGCCTGCCAGACGCAAGACGCAGTTTTGGGTGTTGTTCGTCTCGATACGGCCACGCGCACCTGCACCACGGCCAGCCCGAGCCAAAATGCGCCGGTTTTGGGCGTCATCCAAAGCAAGCCCACCGCGCAGACGGCGGTTGTTGTAACGCTGGGCCCCGTGGACGGCTTTTGGGGCCTTGCCCCCGGCGCCCGGTATTTCTTAGCGCCCGGTGGCCTTTTGTGTTGCCCGCCGCTTGTGCCCCAGCAGACGCCGTATGTGCACCCGGTGGGCGTCGCGGTCACAGCCACGCAGCTTTTTGTTATGCCGCAATGGCCTATCCTCAAAAGAGCACCCGACGATGGCGAGCAAACCCCATAAAGGCCGGCACATCGCCGCGGTAGCGCAGCCTGTTGCGCCCCAACAGGTGCAGCTTAGCGCATCGGACCATCTGCAGCTTGTGCGGCTGGAGCACGACGCAGATTTGCAGCGCGTGCGGCTGCAGCTGGCCCGGGCGCACGACAGGGCTGTGCGGCTAGAGATTACCCAGGCGGCCCAGGCAGCAGCCGATGGCCTGCGCCGCGCTGAGGAGGCATTGCGCGCTGCGGCAAAACAGCAGCGCAGTTTTGCAGAGGCGTTGGCAGACCGCTACGCTTTTGCCTGGTCCACACACGCTTACGACCCAGACACAGGCGTTGTGCGCCGTGTCGCAGAGGAATGACTATGGCCCTGGTTAAACCGCTTTATTTCAACACGACAGAGGGCATCGAGGCGGAGATTAACCCGGCCCAAGACACCGTGGCATTTGCGCAGGTGGTCTTAAATGGTGTGTCGGGCGTCGGCATCAACGCCAACGGCCAGTCCATCACGGGGCTGCCCACCCCAGTCAATGCGTCCGATGCCTCGACAAAAGGCTATGTCGATTCGGTTGTGCAGGGCCTAAACCTCAAACCTGCCTGTATCGCCGTGGCCACAACCAACGTCACCATGAGCGGCACGCAGAGCATTGATGGCGTGGCTTTGGCTGTTGGCAACCGTGTGCTGCTGACGGGCCAGTCTAACGGCGTCAACAACGGCATCTGGGTTGTGGCATCGGGCAACTGGACGCGGCCGGCAGACTTGGCATCCGGCGCATCGGCGGCAGCGGCCTACACCTTCATAGAGGAAGGCACCGCCAACGCCGACAACGGTTGGGTGTGCACGTCAGACCCCGGCCAGGATACCGTGGGCACGGCCGCGACCACCTGGACGCAGTTTAGTGGCGCAGGCCAGGTGCTGCCGGGCTCGGGCCTGGCCAAATACGGCAACACGCTGGCGGTCGCCCTGGCGCCCAACGCAGGCCTGCAATTTAGCAACGGCCTGCTCAACACGTACCTTACCCCGCAAGGCGGCCTGGCATCCGACGCCAACGGCATGCGGCTGGTCTACAAGGCTGCGGGCACCGCCAGCCAGACGGTTGGATCTGACGCCAGCGGCGTGTCCGTCTTGGGCCTGCCGAGCCTGTTTACCATCGCCGGCACCGCCACCAGCGCCAACGTCACAGCGCCGAGCCTGGGCACGCTTACCGCCGGCACAGCATCCGTGGCAGATGCCCTGCACACCCACCAAAGCGTGCTCGGGGCGCTTGCGTGCGTGGGCTACCACGTCTGCGGCCAGGCGCTTGTGGCAGGCGACCCTGTGGCCTGGTCCAACAGCGCCAACACGCTTGTGCGCGGCGATGCGACCGTCACCACAAGCTCGCGCATCATCGGCATCGCAGCCCAGTCTGCTGCGGCGGGCTCGCCTGTGCCCATCGTCAAACGGGGCCTGGCGCAAAACGTCTTTGTGGGCGGCACGCCTGGCGCTCCGGTCTTTCTCAACAGCGGCGGGGGGCTCACCGCCACAGCGCCCACAGGCGCAAGCCTGACGCTTGTGCGCGTGGGCTGGCTGAGCAACGCCACTGACGTGGATGTAGCGCCCGTGTTCATAGGCCAGCGCAGCGCATGAGCGTGCAGCGCGTCCGCCCGTTAAAACTGGAGAGCCTGGCCGAGGGCGGCGGCCAGGAAGACGCGGCGTTCGGGCCCACCGAAACCAATATCGGCGAGGACTACCTCGATGCGGCAGGCCTGTGCGTGCAGGTCCTCGGCGCCAACCGCAACACGGCAGACGCCCAGGTGCGCATCGAGCGCACGGCCACAGGCGCGCTGCACTTTGCCGACGCCATCGCCAACGGCGCTACGGGCCTGGACTTGGCGCAGCTGGTATCGAGCGTGTCGGGCTCTGCCAACGCCTTCAACGCGCTGCAGGACATCCGCCTGTGGATAGACGGCCCGGGAGACGGCTTTGCCCCAGGCGCTGTGCGCGTGCGGCTGGGCACACAGCCCAACTCCGGCGGCTACGTCTGGTACAGGGCCGCCGGCTCCACAGCCCGCCTTTTTGACTGCACCATCACCTATGCGGCGCAGAGCATCCTGCCTGCCAGCAAGGTCTACCGCCTGTATGCCGCTGACGGGGCCACCGTTGTGCGTGTCGTCACAGATACGTTCAGTTGGAATGGCCCACTGCTTATCCAGACAACCCGGAGCTGGTCCTGATGACAGACGATAACCTGTACGGCGTAGACGTTGATTACAGCCCAAGCGCGGCCAACTACGCCGCGACATCTGGGCGCGTAGGGTCCGCTGCCGCCGCATCGCAGGCAGGCCGTGTGGTGCTGGGCTATGACCCAAGCCAGCTTTTGGCGCCGTTGCGCCTCGATGCCAACGGCAGCCTGCGCGTCATGCCCGCAAGCCCGGCGGGCACGAGCGCCTACGTCTACAACGGCCAGCCGGCGCCTGCCCCCACAAGCCAGTACGGCCAGCAGCTCATGGCGCTGCAGCCGCTGCCGACGCCGCTGTACATGCCGCTGACGCTAGACCCATTGGGCGCGCTCAACGTGCATGAGAAGAGCAAGCCCACCGCACGCTACATCGTGCCGACGACATCGGGCGGGGCGTCAGGCACCAGCATCTTTAGCCTGGTCAACGGCAGCGCGGGCAGCGTCATACGCATCCAGCAGGTCAACATCCAGACGCCCTACACGTACACAACCGGCGGCACGGTGCTGGGATTGAGCAGCCCCACAAACCAGTCTGTTGTGATGCTGCATGAGATGCGGCGCATCAGCGGCCACACCAAAGGCACCGCTGGCACGATTGTAAGCTACGGCATGGCAGACACCGCGGACACAATGGATGCGGCCATCATCGCCTACAGCAACGCAACTGTGTCAGGCGCGGCTGCCGCAGCATTCCATAGGGCAGATGCCAACAGCCCATCGGGCCTACCGTGGTATGTGCGCGGCGACCCCAATCAAAAGACCTTCTTGCTGCGCGCAGGCGAGGGCGTCAGCATTAACACGGTCACAAATACCAGCAACTATAAGTTCGACCTCGAGGTGATCGTCACAGCATCGCCTGCGTAACTTGCACTGGGGCTTGTGTTGCGCTGCAATACATTCAAAGTAACGGCCCCTTTTATAGCCTGGGGCCATACCGCATACTGGCGCACAAGGCTTAAGCCGCCAAACCCCAGGGGACCCTGACACATGCCCACGCTTTTACGCTCCGACGTTCACGTTAACCGCCCCCTCGGTAGTATTGCGGTTGCCACAATCCAGGACGAAACCGACTTTATCTGCGATAAGGTCTTTCCCGTCGTTCCCGTGCAAAAGCAGTCGGACCGATATATCGTATATAACCGCGATTATTGGTTCCGCACGGGCGCTGCAAAACGTGCGCCTGCAACGGAATCTGCCGGCGGCGGATTTCACATAGACAACTCGCCCCATTACTTTTGTGATCGCTGGGCTTTCCACATAGATATTGACGACGACTTGCGTGTTAACGCCGATGACCCCATCGACGTAGACCGCGACGGCACGCAGTACATAACACGCAATGTGCTTTTGCGCAGAGAAAAACTGTTCAACGCGCGCTACATGGCCCCGGGCGTGTGGGGTGGCCTTATGACCACCAACAGCACGGGCGTTATCGCACCCGAGGATTTCTCGCCTGCGATTCCATGGACCAACGCCAACAGCAATCCGATGCAGGACATCAGCAAGCTTTTGGTCAACATCAAACGCAACACAGGCGTGCGCGCCAACACCATGGTGGTAACCCACGAGGTCAACGAGGCGCTTAAACAGCACCCAATGGTGCTCAGCCGTTTGACGTACGACAACCTAAAGGTTGTGACCGAAGACCTGTTGGCCCGCCTGTTCAACGTGGACCGCTACCTTGTGGCGTCGGCTGTCGAGAACACAAGCCAAGAGGGCCAGGTTGGCCAGTACAACTTTATAGCGGCCAACAAGTTCCTGCTGACCTATGCGGCCCCCGCGCCCGGCATCCTGAAGCCGTCCGCCGGCTACATCTTTAGCTGGTCGGGCCGCTACGGCAACTCGGCGTTCGGCACGCGCGTCTCCACCTACCGGATGGACATGCTGCAGGCCGACCGCCTGGAGATTGAGATGGCGTTTGATATGCACCAGGTTTCCCCAGAACTGGGTATCTTGGGCACAAACTTAGTTTAAGCACATGGGAAAGGCGCGGCCCGTGTACATCTCTCAGGTAACTATGGATGCAACCGGCCCCGATGGGCAGACGTACACCATCGCGGCCGGCGAGCATATCGACGACTTTGACAGCTGGCCCTACGTCACCCAGCACGCGCTTTTGCGCATGGGCCGCGTCAAACAGCTCGGCGCGCACCACATCGCCAACCTTACGACCGCCGGCGGCTATCTGCATTTTGAGGATGCACCGCCTGCGGACACCCCACGCACGCCTGGGACCGCGCCCCCGGGCGTGCGCCCACGCGCGCGCATGGCGTGCGAGCTGTGCGATGCGGTGCTCAAAAGCGAGCGTGGCATGGCCCTGCACATCGCCAAATACCACCCGGTGACCGCGTGACCTTCTCCTACAACGGCCCGGCCAGCAGCCCCGTTAGCGCCGTGCGCTTTACCATCGGCGACACCAATGCGGCATCGCCCAGGCTGACAGACGAGGAAATTGAATACCTGTTGGTGCAGACCGCAGGCGACGTCAACGCGGCAGCCCGCCATGCCGTCGAGAGCATCATCGCCACGCTAAGCAACCTCTGTGACCAAACCGTAGGCTCCGTCAGCAAGTCCTACAGCCAGATGCGCGATGGCTGGATGGCGACGCTGGGCATTCTCAAAGGCCGGTCTACCTACCGCGGCGGCATGCCGCTGGCCGGCGGCATCAGCCGCACCGCCCAGCGCCTGCAGGAGCGCGACCGCGATAGGCTGCGCCCGCAGTTTACCGCCCGCATGATGCGCCGAGAGCATGGCGAGGGCAGGCCTACGCATGGGCTGGGCCCGGCGCTGGCAGAGCCCGACGAGGAGGGTTAGCTGTGGCGCACGGCCCGCTGATAAAGCCCAAGGTCAAAGTCATCGACAAAAAAGAGCGGCAAAAGCGGCTCGAGTACATCCTCAAAAAGGCCCACAACTGCTACGTGGAAGCGGGCATATCAGAGCCAGACGCCGCATACCCGGACAGCAAGGCGACCGTGGGGCAAGTGGCAGCCTGGATGGAGTTCGGCACGCACACAGCTGACGGCAAGCCCATCGTGCCGGCCCGGTCGTTTATACGCACGCCTGTGGACGTTGGCATGGGCAGCATCGATAAGGTGCGCGCACGGGCCCTTGCGGGCATTATCGAAGAGCGCTCGAGCATCAAAGATGCGCTCGATGAGATAGGCGGGCAGCTGGTTAAATTGATGCGCAATGCCATAGTCCGCGGCATAGCCCCGCGCCTGGCAGACAGAACCATCCTGCGCAAGCGCGCGCTTGGCCAGCCAGATACGCCGCTTATCGCCACCCGGTTTATGTTTGACCACATAGACTTTCACACCGAGCTAAACCCCTAGGACCGGCGACCGGCTAAGTGGTAATCGCAGGGTATGGCCCAGCCCAACCTAAGACCTGTGACGTTTAGCAAACCTGCCCGAGCCAAGATTGTGGCCCGGTGGCGTCGCCTTGTGCATGCAGCCACAAACTTGGGCAACGTGCTGCTGGACACGCGCAAGCCACCGCACCAGGGCGCGACCTTCCGCCAGCTCAACAACCTGGCCCGCAGCTTCGATGAGCTTTTGACCCTGCTCGAGCAAGAGGGCCATATGCCGCCAGACCCGCTTGTGTTTACGCAGCGGCCACCGCCGCCCTAGCGTATGCCTAGCTCGTCTGCGGTGGGCAGCGCCGACGCCACAGGCGCAGGCAGCGGCCCATACTGGCCCAGCACATACGCGTCCTGCAGTGCCATGTGCAGCTGGTACTCGCGCTTGGCCGCAAGCCCCACGGACGCAGGCGCGTTGGCCCGTTTGATGTCCGACACCCCGCCCTCGCAGCAGATGCCCAGCGCAAAGTTGCCAGTCTTGCTTTGGTCTGACTTGCGCATAAGGCAGCCGCCTGTGGCGCACCATGCAATGCCCAGCACGACGCCCACCGTCAGCCTGGCTGTACCCCGCAACATCAGTTGCGCCCGACGCAGGGTGGTCTTGGCCAAGGGCTTGGGGTGCAGGTTGGGCGACTGGCTTTTGACGGCTGCAATCTCGGCGTTTAGCGCCTGGTAGTAGTCGCGCTCTGCCGCCTTGAGCTCGCCTGTCTGTACGATCTGCGCAGGCCCACGGCACTCCCTGTAATAATCTGCCGCCTCATAGGCGTACAGGCCCAGGGCCATCTGTGTCTGCACTGCCAAGCTGTCGCTCACGCCACCGCTCCCTGTGTCGCATCCCTGCAGCCGGGATGGCCGCCACAATACGGCCACCCCATGTCGCGCAAGGTCGTCAAAGCCAGTATACACGGCGCGAATATGCAAGAAAACAACTGGTGTTGAAACACGTAAGCCCCGCGCGCGGTGCCAGCCGATGGGGGCTTATGGCCCTGGCTACAGGTCTGGCATATTCGACTCTAGATCCACAAATCCGGGCACGTATCCTGGGCCCTGGGTGCCATGGCTCGACTTGTTAAGCGCAGCAATTAGGTCGGTGACGTAGCACCACGGGATTTTTACTTCTATGTCGGGCGCATCTTGAAATTCGTTTGTTAGCCTTATGCCCATGGCATCGCTTTGTATCCGCAGGCCGCTATCTAGGTATACATCCATGTGCTGCCGATAACACGACCGCAAATAAAGGCAACCCCTGGTGCCTTTTGGCCCCTGCATTTCCGATAATGGCGCTTATCAGCAACCGGCTGGCGGCAGCCCCATGGCCGCTCGCTCGGCGTCTACGCGTTTGCGGGCCACGTCGAAGTAGGTGGCGTCTTTTTCTATGCCCACGAAATGTCTGCCGGTGCGAAGGCAAGCTATGCCTGTCGTGGCACTGCCCATAACGGGATCGAGGACAGTGTCGCCAGGATTGGTGTACGTCCTGATGAGCCATTCGAGCAGAGCGACGGGCTTTTGGGTGGGGTGAAGGCCACGCTGCTCTCTTTTGGTCGAAGGCTTAATGACACTGAGGGGAAACCGATATTCTGTGTAAGTATAGCTTCGGTTGCTTTTTTCCTTTCCGTATACAGCTGTTGCCACATTGCCGTACTTAAGCACCTGCCTATTTGCGCAATCTGTTTGCCACATTTGTGGATTGTATATCTTTCCCTTATCAGAAAAAACAAGAACGTGTTCGTGACTGCGCAGTGGTGCCTTTTTGGCATTTAGAAAACCGCTTGAGCGCGTTTTGTGCCAAATTAAATCGTATCTA